AAAGAACTCCGCGAGGCCAAGCACTGGTCTGGTGGTAAAACTCCTTTTACTTATATGGGCATGCCTGCTGTTTTGGAATATTCTGAAAAGCCGCAGGACTGGAAAACGCTTTGGGAAAAGTCGGACGTTCCATGGGATGGCGACTCTGATGAGCCAGATGAAGAAGGCTTGTACCCCAAATGGGACGGCAAAGCGCTAGCCAAAAGGCGAGGCGAGGTAACCCCGTCAACATGGGCGTTGGTGTACCAACAAGAAGATGTTACTGAAGATTCTATATTCCCAGCAGCCTTAGTTCAAGGCTGTATCAATGGTCAACGCAAACGAGGACTGCTGAAAGCAGGGGCGGTAGGCCATCCCTCGCACATTGAGGGGTACACTATTATCGGCTTCGACCCCGCAATGGGCGGGAATGCCGCGTTTGTGGTGACCACATACAACAGACATGATGGCAGAATCTATGTACTTGATTGCATCAATATGTCAGAACCTACACCACAAAAAATTCAAGATACTATCGAGCAATTGGTTGATAAGTACAGACCACAAGAACTACGTGTGGAAATCAACGCTCACCAAAAAGCATATTCATTAGATGATAATTTGAGAAACTGGCTTGCTGCATATGGCTGCCGTTTAGAATCTCACTTTACTAGCAAAAACAAATGGGACTCCAACTTTGGTGTTGCGGGTATGTCAATGCTCATGGGCACCATGCGGGACGATAAGTTCCAAAAGAACAACATAATAGAGTTCCCATCTACTGAACACTCAGAGGGATTGAAGGCATTAATCCAGCAGTTAATTACCTGGAAGCCTAATACCCGTGGTAAAACCGACTGCGTTATGGCGTTGTGGTTTACCGTGCTTAGAGCAAGGGAGTTCATGCAACAAGGTGGACGTATCCAACGATACGCACACAATCGCTGGGCAACCAGAGCACAAACCGAAAAACGATTCTCAGTTAATCTAGACGAAGCCTTTGCAGAGCAATGGCAAGAAACCTTTAGTTAGGAAGTGACATGGCAGCACCACTCGTAGGAGCAGCGTTAGTTGCGGCTCGCATCATTGCTAGAAAGCGTGCTGCGGATATTGCTAAGAAGAAGATTGTTCAAGTTTCTTCAAAGGAAGCAAAAGCAGTAGCCCGTGAAATGAGCCAACGTATTGGTGGTTCTAAACCACTTGGCCGTGCTAAAGGAACTGGAAACATTCCTACTCGTCCTACAAATGTTCCTAAGAAAAATACTATTAGAACTACCACTAAAAAATCTGCAGTACAATCACTAGCAGAAAAGAAGACAAGAGTATTTACTGAAAAGGAAGCGCTACGTAAATCATTACGTAATCCTCCTGCTGCTAAATCAAGCAAGAAGTCACCAGTATTTTTAAGCAAGAAGATTCCTACCCGCCTTGAGGCTAAGTCCGCAAGTAAGGTAGTTAAATATCGTGGCAAGGATTTAATCCTTTCTCCTGGACAAATTAGTAAACTACAATCTAAAGTAACTAAAGAGACTACTGGAATTTACGAAAGACAATTTGGTATCTCTCCTAAGACTAGAGATTTATTAGATAAAAAAGTTATTGAGCGTGCTAACCAAATTGAAAAAGAAGGTCGTGCTGAATACTTACGTCAAATGAGAGATTCAAAAATTAATCCTAATTTGACCCGTGACCCAAGCAAGAAACTTATGGACCCAACTTCAGAACAGGCAGTAGCCCGTGCTAAGCGAATGCTTATTGAAGAAATGAAGCGCAGAGGAAAAGGTAACTAATTGTTAAACATTGACCAAATATCTGCAAGAGTAGATTCTCTTAAGCAACGTTCAGCAGAACGTGATAGCAGAGCAGAGGATGTTCTTGCTGTCCGTCAAGGTAAAATTTCACAGGTTTATCCTGCATTCTTTCCTGAAGGTGTAGACGCAAATGTCGTTGCAAATTTTATTGATATTGTTGCCCGTGACTTGTCAGAAGTTATGGCGCCACTACCAGCGGTTAATTGCTCGGCCGCTAATCAGGTCAGCGACCGTGCTCGTTCTTTTGCCGATAAGCGTACTCGCATTGCTGCTAATTATTTTGCCCATTCAGATTTACAAGTACAGATGTACACTGGCGCAGACCACTACATCACATTCGGTTTCGTCCCATTCATAATTGAATTAGACGAAGAGGCAGGGCTGCCACGCATCCGTGTAGAAAGTCCAATTGGGGCTTACCCAGAGTTCGACCGCTACGGACGTTGCATCGCCTTCGCTAAAGAGTATGAACTGCCAATTGCAGAATTGGTAGCACAATTCCCAGAGTATGAATCACAACTCTTGGGTAAAGATGGATACAGACAAGACCTCAATGCGAGAGTTAAGTTTATTCGTTATTACGACAAGGACCAGACTTTAATCTATGTTCCTACCCGTAATAACTTAGTTCTATCTGAAGCCGCTAACCCGCTAGGTAGAATGATGGTAGTCGTTGCAAAACGCCCATCAGTAGATGGCGAGATGCGTGGACAGTTTGATGATGTATTAGGTATTCAACTGCTTCGTAACAGATTTGCATTACTTGCAATGGAAGCAGCAGAGAAGTCTGTTCAATCACCAATCGTTGTTCCAGGCGATGTTCAAGAAATTGAATTTGGTGGCGATGCGATTATTCGTACCAACAACCCAGCAGGTGTACGTCGTGTAGAACTACCTATACCTAATGGTGCATTTACTGAACAATCATTACTACAACAAGAGTTAAGAACTGGAACTCGTTATCCAGAATCACGTACTGGTAATCTAGATGCAAGCATCATTACTGGTCAAGGTGTTCAAGCACTTATGGGTGGTTTTGATACACAGGTTAAATCTGCTCAGGCTATCTTTGCTTCAGCACTTAAGGACGTTATCTCTATCTGCTTTGAGGTAGATGAGGTATTTTATAACTTTGAAAAGACAGTTCGTGGTGTAGATGCTGGTTCTCCTTATAGCCTAACCTATGTACCATCTAAAGATATTAAGCAAGACTACTCAGCCGATGTTCGTTATGGCATGCTTGCTGGACTTAACCCAGCGCAGGGACTTATCTTCATGCTACAAGCATTAGGCGCTAAAATTATTTCTAAAGATATGGTTATGCGTGAACTGCCATTTGGTATTAACGTAACTCAAGAACAAGAAAAAATTGAGATTGAAGAAATGCGTAACTCATTATTGGGTGCGTTAGGGGCGTATACTCAAGCAATTCCTCAAATGGCTACACAGGGACAAGACCCAACAGATATCATCACAAAGATTGCTGATGTTATCAAGGCTCGTCAAAAAGGTGTAGCAATTGAAGATGCGATTGAAACTGTCTTCAAGCCTGAAGAATTACCTCCTACCGCTGCACCTTCGGTTGAGCAACCGTCCCCTGCTCCCGCTGCGGCGGCAGGAGGCATCTCACCTCAACCACAACCAGGTGGAGGACTACAAAGTCTTTTATCTAGTTTAACCTCAGGTGGACAAGCAAGCGCTAGTGCTAGGACAGTTGTAAGAAGATAACTAAGTAGGGGACAATGACAACAATCATAGGCTTAGAGTATAAAGACCGCTGCTTTATAGTTGCTGATAGCCAAACAACAGATGATGGTGGACGCATCTATAGCCATCCTGAAGTCAAAAAGATTTCAGAGAATGGCTTCTTTTTAATCGCTGGTTCTGGTGAGACACTACCCTGCGATATAGCACAACATATATGGGAACCACCTGTTCCTACCAAGCAAGACAGAGAAGACCTTTATCATTTTATGATTGTAAAGGCAATGCCATCTCTACGTAAATGTATGACAGAGAATGGCTATAACTTTGATGAGGATACAAAAGAAACTCGCTTTCAGTTTATAATGGCTGTTGGTGGCGAGTTATTTGATGTAGACCAAGAGTTATCAATAAGTAAGTCTGCAGATGGAGTATATGCTGCAGGTTCTGGCGCAACCTATGCGCTAGGTGCGATATATGCTGGAGCAGATGCATATGAAGCGATGGAGATTGCAAGTAGATTAACTGCATTTACTGCAGGTCCGTATATATCTAAAGAACAACCAAAGAAGATTAAGTAGGAGGAAGTGTGGCACAACGAGGTGGATATAGAAAACCAACCAACCCAGCCCCAGTATCAGGCCCTGGCTCTCTTAGTCAGCGTACTGACGGGGGTCCAACACAACCTGCAACCTACATTCCAGGATTACCATATGGACAAGGACAAGAAACCTACAACAACCAAGTAGCAGTACCTATGGCTGGTAATCCAGTTCCACAAATGGAAATGCCTACACCATTAATGGCGCCATCTACTAGACCAAGTGAACCAATTACATCTGGTATAGATATTGGTGAGGGTGCTGGTTCAGAGGCAATGGGACAATTACCTAATAAGGCTTATACCCTTTCAGAAGTATTTAGAAATTTAATCCCTTACGACCCATCTGGCGATACAGAACTAATTTATAGAAGACTACTTGACGAAGGATACTAATGGCTACAGAAATTAATTTTGTTGTAGCCAAGACTAGCCCGAATCTTTATAACGCTGCTAGGTCTGCCAATTTACCTAAAGACCAAGTTAATCAAATTGAACAGTTTAGTTGGACTGTGCAAAAAAATAAAAAACTTATGCAGTTGCCTATTGAAAAGGCTAAGTTAGAGTTTGATGGTCTTGATGCAGATGTTCAAGAAAAGTTAAAGTTTCTTTACCCAGATGCTGAGTATGCTAAGCCTAATCCAGACGCTGGCGACCATGTAGTTGGTGCTGTTAAAAAAGGCGCTACTCTTCTTGCATCACCATTAATTGGTTTATTTAAGGCTGCTGGTGCATGGAGCCGTGTTATCAATACTCCATACTTAATGGCACGTCAGGCTTCACAAGGTGAAGGTTTATTCAGCAAGCAAACATTTACAGATGCTTGGGATGGACGCAGAGTATTTGACCATGGTGCTCTAAAGCAAGCAGTAGATTACTTTGGTAATGAAAAGGTTGAGGTAGCAAAAGGTTTAATTGCTGGCAAAAAGCCAGGACAGATAATTGAATCATATGGCAAGATAGATACAAAAATACTAGATGCCATTGAAGAAGCCTTCAATAATCCAGAAGAGTTCCGTCAAGTATTAGACGGTGTTAGATATGCACAAGTAAACCCAGGTAATGATATTGCCCGTTTGTTTGATACTAAACCAAGCAAAAATGCTGGAGTAGATTACATTGACGGCAGAACTAAAAACATATCTGGTTATATTAACTTCTTTTATCAGATAGCAATTGACCCATTAACATACGCTACTGGTGGTTTATCTACACTTGCTAAAGTTCCAGCACTTGGCAAGGTTGTAAAGCCAAATACAACTGGTACTCAAATGCGTCAGACTATTGAAAAGTTTGGTCCTGCTGGGGTTCGTCAGATATTTAAGGACAACAAGCAAGTAGTTGACCTATGGGACAACCAACTTGGACCTAAGGTTAAAGAACTTGCTGAGGCTCAAGATGATGTAACTAGAGTCCGTCTTCGCAGAGAAATTGGCGATAACTTCAGAGGCTACGATAATGATGTAGCCATCAAGATGTTAACTGATAACAAGATTTTTAATGCAACCTCTGCGCTAAATTACTTTTCTAAGGCAGAGAATGTTGCTGATTATGCAGCAGGTAGAGTAGATGGCATACAGTATTTCCGTAATGGTATTGCTACTGCTCGTAATCAACGCCGTTTAGATTTTGGTTTAGGTAGATTACTGGATAGTCAATTCAATCCTTCCTTTGGAACTGCAGAAGATATTGAAAAGGCTGGCAAAGATACCTGGGATGTCTTAATCAAGGCTGGCCGTGAAGGTGATTTTGCCACACCAGAGATAGTTGACATTCAAAAGTTCCATAAGTCAATGAGTCTCAAGGAAAAGGCTGGATTAAAACTAGCCCGTTCACCACAAGGCCGTGTTATTAAAATTGGCGAAGATGCTATTAAGACTGCAGATGTATTCAGAGATACTGCACGTCAGGTTTTGCCTAGGGATTTATCAGATTATCTAACATATAAGTTTATTAACTCTGATGCTAACGACCAAGTTGCTATTGTTAAAAGTCTTTACTACTCAATCATGCAACGATATGGTTTAGACGGTCACCCAGATGGCAAAATGTTTATTGAAAAAGAACTATCGGAGAAATTTGGTTCCCGTGAAGGCTTAGCAGTTACTTCTAAACTAGAGGTTAATCCAGAGTTTACTGAAGTACTTGGAAAAACTGGACTAAAAGAAGATAATGGTGTGTTGACCTATGAGTCAACCAGCACTATTCATCCATTCCAAGAGGCTGGCGCTATTGGTTCATTAGATTATAGGTCCATTGCAGAGATGGCATATAGAGTAAAATCTAAAAAGAGCCTACTTCTTGCTGCTGGTGGTGCTACTCAAGGTAAGTTAGCCAGTGATTTAGTTTCTTTCTGGTCTTTATTTACATTGTTCCCACGTTTGGGTATACGAAGCGCCATTGATGAAGGTTTCTTATATTATTTAACAGCACCTGCACAACAGGTATTTGATTTTGCCTCTCGTAAGGGACATAAACTAGGTCGTGTGGCTACTGCTTACACAGGTTCAAAGTCTTCTGAGACTATCCGTGTAGCACTACAGCGCAAACTAGGATTTACTACACCTTCAGAGGCTCTAACTTTAGAGGCTAGAGAAGAAGCAATTGAGGCATACGCTAAGAAAAACAATATAAGCGTAGAGCAATTAACTAATGTTCAACGTGGTTTTGCTCAAGCCGAAAGAGCGGTAGAGTTATTTGGTAAGGGCATAAAGGACGAAGAAGCCCAATGGATAATTCAGGCATTAGCCTATAACTCAAACTACCTAACTGCATCTACACGTTCTATTGCTGGTTCAGCATCTCTAACTGGAAAGTTTGACGGTGAAGTTGCTGAGAAACTGGTAGACCCTAATAACTTTGAAGTTATGCTAAAGGAACTAGATACAGTATCTGGTTCTAAAGGTATGGTTGTAGATACTGGAGAACTAGCCAGACTACGTTCACTAGGTAATCGTGGCGTAGCAGCAGTTCACTTTGAGAACTTTATTAAGCGATTCTATCGTAACCGTAGAGAACTAACTGGTGAGACAGGAAAGCGTTTATTCAATCCTGTTGCAGACTTCTTTGGCAATAATGCTTTAAAGACAGCAAAAGACTTTAGCCGTGCTCGTAATGATGGTATGAGAGCAGTAGGTCTAGAACTTGATATGGACTTTATCAAGCAATGGGACCCAGATGTTGTACCAACATTAGACCCTAAACTTCTATACAAAGTTAAAGACCCATTAGCATTAAAAGAGTTTTTAACAATGTCATCCCGTACTACTGAGTTGCGTCAACGTGGTTTCTCTGATGTAGAGATTGCCCGTGACCAGGTAGAGCGTGTATTACTTGATATGTATAACACCTTCCATGGTGGTCCAGGTAAATACAATGCTGGCTTATTAGATAAGATTAAAGCAAAGTATAGTGAATTAGAAGAGATTGAAAAGAATACTCTTAGTGTAGTTCCTAATAAGTGGAACCAATCTGTTCGTTCTATAGAGTTTAGTGACTTTGAGAAGTTAACAGAGAACTATCAACCAGCAGGCAGAATGTTTACTACCCTTGAAATTGAGGGTGTAACTAACTTTGAATCAGCCTACGCCAAACTGGGTAATAAGATGATGGAAATAATGGACCGTCAGGTTACTGGTATTCTCCGTCAGCCAGCAGTAATGGTTGCCTATACTAGACTTCGTAAGAATTACGATGCAGTAGAAAAGTCTGCTATCCGTAATACATATCTGTCTGAAGTACAAAGACTACGTGAGCAGGGTATTAATCCTGGCGAAAGTCTAAAGCAAGAGATTCTTGAGAATGTAACAGATAGAATCAATAAGCAATTTACTGAGATTGCTATTCAACAGGCTTCAGATACAGTATTAAAGTATGCAGATAACCCAAATGTTAGAACAAACTTTGCTTTATCTGCACGAAATGTAGGCCGTTACTACAGAGCAACTGAGGACTTTTGGCGCAGAACTCTTAGACTAAGAGACGTAGCACCAAGGGCTTTCGTCCGTATGCGTCTAGCACATCTAGGTTTAGATGCATCTGGTGATGTATATGAAGATGCTAATGGTGACCCATATGTAATGATGCCTATGGATAACGTAATCTTTAAGACAGTTGATGGAACAGTTCGTGCCCTTACAGGTAACAGCGCATTCCAACAACCAATCTTTAATGACTTTACTCTTAAGTTAAAGTTGGCCAACCCGTCATTCAGCCCAGATGCTGGTGTACCTACACTAAGCGGACCTATTGCAGCCCTTAGCGTAATAGGCATGAAGGGTGTATTAGGTCAGTTTGGAACTAGAGGAAAAGGCTGGGCAGAAGAATTAGATAACTATGCATTAGGTAGCATTGGCGAAGGCATCGATATTGTCCGTGCTGTAGTGCCATCTTCTCTGCAAAAGGTATATGCAGTACTTCCAGTTAATGAGAAGTCAAGACAAGAAGCAACTGCAGCAATGCAGGCTATTGCATACAATGCATCTCAAGGTAGATATCTTGACCCTAATGCTACTGAAAAAGAGAAGACTGAGTATCTAAAGAATATTAGAATCTCTGCTCACAATATTGTGGCTATGCGTGCTATCTTGGGAATCATATCTCCTGTATCACCTAGCGTACAAGAGAGCGTTAATGTACCAGAGTACCTAAAAGAAGTAGGTATTACTGGATTACGTCCAGAGTTCTATGACATAGTTAATGCTATTACCAAGAAGTATAAGGGTGATATCCAAGACCCATATGAATTGGCAGTTGCTACATTCGTTGGTAGAAATCCAAATAAACTTATCTACACAGTATCCCGTGATGATAAGAAGACAAATGTAGTTATTCAAAAGACTGAAGCATTAAAGAAGTGGGCTATCACTAATCAAGGGCTAATTGATACCTATGGTGAAGCAGCATTTATCTTTGCTCCACATACTGGCGAGTTTGATGTAAGCACCTATAACTGGCTAGAGGCAGCCGATTTAATTGGCAATAAGTCTCTTGAGCAGTACTATCAAGATATCTTGGTAGGAAAAGATAAGCAGGCTTACTATGATATTGCTAGAAATGAAAGAGAATTACTAAGTAATACTACAAGTATTTCTGCAAGAAAAGCAATCATTGCACAATCTACCAAGCAAAGACAGTATCTAAAGGCAAGCAATCCATTGCTAGATGCAGCGCTTACTGCTGGTGGTAATGAGGTAGCAACAGAAGTAAGAATGCTAACTAGCCTAGAGCAGATGTTAGTAAGCAGCGACCTTAATGTTCCAAAAGAAGTGAAGCAAAAAATGCTTATACTTACCTCAAAGGTTCGTGAGTTTATTAATCTATCTACTGACCCAGAGGCAAGAAATGCAATCAACTTCTCTGGCATTAAGAGTGAGCGTAAAGCAGAAATCAATAAATTAATCTCTGATTTATCAGAGGGTGATATGTCAGTCAAGGAAGCCAACAGGGCTATCTTTAGAGCAATCCTTGATTACTACTCCCGTGATACTTACAAGGCATATGAGAGAGGCTTTTAATGGCAACCAAACCAGCCAATACTTGGACTAGCCAGGTAATAAACCCTGGCATCGACAAGACTATTCCTGTTGGTTTAGTTAATGTAGTTTACGATAGAGATACTGGTAAAGCCGTTGGCTTCATGCGTGGCGATAAGTTCTATCAACTAGGAACTAATCCAGAAACTGTAGATAAACAAGAGGCTAAGGCTAAGACAGAAGAAGAAACAAAGATTGCTAGACGTGAAGCCAAGAAACTAGCGGATGACCCACTGGGAACTTTATTACAATCAAGTGGATTGGCTACAACTACTGATACAGATAATGGAAGAACCCTTGTTTTAAACAAAGAGGGTATAGAGCACTTCTTTTATATTGGTTTACCGTCTAAGCCAGATGCATTTACTCGTCCATTTGAAGTATCATCATCTATTAATGCTAATTCAGATTATGACGTTATCAGAAATAAAGTTATTGAAGATGCTCAAAGAACACCTGGTGGTATAGATAAACTATTTGGTGATATGTACAAACAGGGACTTATAAGCAAAGAAACATTTGCTAGTAAGGACTTCTCTAACCAAGACTTTAATAGAAATCTACAGTTTGCATTACGTGATTATAGCGTTAGTGTATATGATAACTGGAAATTTAAGGGAGATACAAAGCCTAAGTCATTCCTTGAATATTTAAGCAATGGTTTATCTAGCGCAAAGCCTACAAGCAAGACTGCATATGACTCAGTAGTAACTACATTGGCTGATGCATCAGAGGATGCTGATAGATTCTTCATGAGTTATCTAGGCAGAAGCGCTACTAAAGAAGAGCGCAATGCCTACTATCAAGCATTACGTGCAGCAGAAAAGAAAGCCGTAGTATCAAGCACAACTAAATACGATGCATCTGGTAATCCAGTAAGTCAAGTACGTAGCGGTTCATTACTTGATGATATGGACAAGCGGATGATTCTTGGCAAGATTGCTGGTACTGCTATCAAGGGTAGTGATATAGATACCATCATTAAGTCAGGTGGTGGCGCAGCCCAAGATGTAAACAATCTTGTTGCCTATGCTAAGCGGTATGGCGTTAATATAAACACCAAAGATGCTATGGGATATGTAGTAGATAACCTAAATACAGGTAAAGATTTAGAGGCTAATAAGGCAAAGATTCTTGCTATAGCACAATCTAAGTATACAAACCTATCTAAGTTAATTAATGACAATGTATCTGTTGAAGACCTTGCCCGTAACTATACATCTCAGAAGGCAAAACTTCTTGAGATGAATGATGAAGCCATAGATATCTTTGATGAAGATGTTCAGGCTGCATTGAATAATGATGGCAAAGAGGGAACGATGAACAATAACGATTACATCATTAGATTAAAGAGTAATCCAAAGACTAAAGCATTATGGGCTAAAACCAAGAATGCTAAGGAAGAGGCATCTAACTATGCATACGACATTCTTAAGAGTTTTGGATTGATGGCATAATGGCACAGACAGCGAATCAAAGAGAGGGTAGAACATCTACCCCAGTATCTAAACCTGCTCCTAAACCTGCAGCACCTAAAGTAACTATACCTAAGGTAACTAAGCCTGCACCAGTAACAGAAGCACAGGTTCTACAACAGTTAGATTCAGTTGTTGCTGGCTTAAATAAGACTATTAAGAGTTCAGAAGATTATGCTAGAACTTTAGGTTATGACATTTCTGGCGGTACCCCAGTTCCCCTTAATAAGGGTGGTGCTAATGATGGTGGTACCCCTGGTGGAGGAACTGCATCTCAGGTATCTAAAGAAGATATGGATGCATTTGCTTTATTAAAAGAAGCGTTTAATGCCTATGGTCTATCTGAGTTAACTCCAGTCATTGAAGGCTACATGACTAAGAACATTGGAACTAATCAGGCTACATTATTACTTAAGCAAGAGAAGGCATATCAAACTAGATTTGCTGGTAATGAGGCCCGTAGAGCAAAGGGATTAAATGTTCTATCAGAGGCTGAGTATCTAGAACTTGAAAACAGTTATTCAGAAACTTTACGTTCCTATGGGCTACAAGATTTTTTTGGTCCAGCAGTAACTGATACTGAGAAGAAGGCTAGAACTAAAGCCATTGCAGATATTATTGGTAATGATATATCAGCGGTTGAATTTAAGGATAGAGTAACCACTGCGGTTACTAGAGTAACCAATGCAGATGCTGCAACTAAGAATGCATTTAAAACATTTTATGGCATAACAGATACTGACTTAGTTAAGTATTTCCTAAAGCCAGACCAAAACTTAGCAGCACTTAAAGAGAAGGCAGCAGCAGCAGAAGTTGGTGGTGCAGCCTTTGCACAGGGATTAACAGTTGCTGCTACAACTGCAGAAGACTTAGCCCGTTATGGTATTAGCAAAGAGCAAGCACAACAAGGATATGGAACTATTGCAGAGATACTGCCTACTGCTGAAAAGTTAGGTTCTATCTATAAAGAAGACCAGATTACTTATGGTCAATCAGAGGCAGAATCAGAAGTATTTAAGGGCTTAGCCTCTGCTCAGCGTAAACGTCAACAACTAGCAGCAAAAGAAGTAGGAACCTTTAGTGGTCAATCTGGTGTATCCAGAAACGCACTAGGCACAACAGGTTCATTTTAGATTCCCTACACGGATAGACCAGCCCCGTGAGGTGTACAAGTCTGGGAGTAGAAGCCAGCCAGTTTCCCCGAACTGAACTGTGGTCTGCGAACTAACAACGAATAGAAGGGTGGGTTGCTATGAGCAACAATTACTGGGAAGACGAAGACGAAGACCAAGATAACGA